CGCGCGGCCGCGCGCTTGATCAGCTCAGAGTAGAGGAAGGCCTGGAACTGCACGGTCTCGATCACCCACAGCAGGGCGCGGTATTCCGCCTGGTAGGCGATCACGTCTTCGATGATGCGGTCGGGCAGGCGCTTGCGGATGCCGGCCTCGACCACGTCGAGGATGCCCGTCTGGCGGTTGAGTCCGCCCACCAGGATGGCCGAGGGGTCGCGGCTGGCGCCCGCCTTGCCGAGCGACGGGTCGCAGGCGCCAAAGAAGATCCAGTCGGCCAGACGATTGACCCAGAACTGGATGATGCCGGCGAAGGGGGCGTTGTCGCCGGCCACCGGGTCGTTCTGGTATTCGCTGTCGAAAGTATCGTGCCCGTCACGGGCGCGGATCTTCATCAGCGCCAGTAGCGGGCGCGCGGCCCAGCTGCATTCGGCACCGCGCTCCATCTCCACCTGGTGCTCGGCGTAGTAGGCGTCGGCGGCGTCTTCGCCCTGGTTGCGCAGGGTTTCTTCCCAGCGGTCCCACAGGTCCAGGCGGTCGGGCCAGCGCAGCAGCGCCTTGAAGCGCGCGGTGCGCCACATCTTGTTGGCCAGCGTGCGCGAGAGCACCGAGTCGTAGTGCAGGATGGTGCCGATATACACCACGTCGAACTTGGCCCCAGCGCCACCCAGCGGCAGGATGGTCTTGCTGACCCAGCTCTGCAGCTTGTCGCGCTGGTCCGGGTTGCGCACCTGCTCATCGTTCTCGATATCGTCGAGCACGGCCAGGTCGGGCCGGTAGGGGCCATGGCGCAGGCCGCGCAGTTTTTTGCCACTGCCTGCCACCTGCACCTTGGCATTGTTGGCCGTGACGATGGTACCCGCCTGCCACACCCGCCCCTGGCCGCAGGCCTCGGGGAAGTCCATCGCGAGGCGGGGGTTGAACTCCAGCTCGGCCTTGATCGCCTCCAGCATCGGGTATGCCTGGTCGATGCTGTCCATGACGATCACCGGGTAGCGCTTGCGCGCGGTGACCAGGCACCACAGCACGAAGAGCTGAGACACCAAGGTGGATTTGGCCTCGCCGCGGGGTGCGGCGATGGCGTCGGTTTCGCCCTTGTCGCTCGCGACAATCTCGGGCAAGCGGGCGAACAGGTAGTCGTGCAGGCGCGAGCGGTGCGGGCTGCGCACGTAGTGCGGGAAGTAGGTGCCGACGAAGACGCCGAAGTCGTCGTGCGCCTGTTTGCGCCGCCTTTGGCACGCAGCCGGGTCCGGGTCGAACCCGGTCACCTCAGCCTCGATCCGCGCGCGGAACGAGGCGGCGAGGTCGGCCAACTCGGTGAGGAATGACTTTCGGGTAGACTTTCCGTTACTCATGACAGGAGCGCCGCATGAAACGAGACATGGACCTGATTCGCAGGATCATCCTGGGGGCTCGCGACACACCCAACGGAAGCCCGCTGATGGGCGTGCCCGGCGTGGCGGACGAGACCTTTGCCGAACACGTCCAAATCCTCGAAGAAGCCGGTTTGCTCTTTGCTGCTATCGCCCCCAAGGGGATGCAACCCGCAAAGAAGGCGGCCGTTTGGCGCCTGACGTGGGCAGGGCACGATTTCGCTGATTCGATCCTGGATGACACGATCTGGAACAAGGCCAAGGAGCATGTGATCAAGCCGTCCGCCTCATGGACGTTCGGCCTCCTCCTCGAGTACCTCAAGGTGGAAATTCGACACCACATTCCCGGCCTCGATTAGAGCGCGCAGTTCTCGGGCGGCGTTGAAGTAGCAGGTCGCGCCGTGCTCGATGAGGCGGCGTCCCATCGGGTTCGACTCGGCTTCGGCGCTCTGGAACTTGCAGCGCGCCACGTGCATCCAGGCATCTGCCAGTGCCAACAGCGCAGCGCGGTCGACGGTGTTATCCATACGCCCTCGCAATCTCATCGCCGAACCCCTCCAGCTGTTCGACGAACTCGCCGGCCAGTGCCGGCTTTTTCTTGGCAATGAACTCGCCGAAGCGCTTGAGCACGTCCATGGCGATCGCCAGCTTGTCGGTCTCGGGCATCAGGCGCTTCGAGACGGCCATGAGCTTGTGGTAGGCGTCGGCCAGGCTGGCGAGCATCTGCACCTTGGTGGCCGGGTCCATGTCGGGCGCGGCCTGGATGCTCTCGACGGTGGCCTGCACCTGCTGCACGACCACGGCCAGTGTCTGGCGCACCACGTCCTCGATGCCGCCGCCGGCGATCATCTGCGCGCCGCGGGCCTTGTCCCAGTCGTCGCCGGCTTTCTTGGCCTCGGCCTTCCAGCGGCGTGCGGTGGCGATGGGCACATCAAACTTGAGCGCTGCCACTTCCAGCCCGAGCTGGTCGAACACGAAGGCAGCGCGCACGGCACGGCGGGTTTCGTCAGGGTGGGCCATGGTCAGGCGCCCGGCAGCGGGCGACGCACGCCCGGCACGGTGATCTGCCCCAGTGCTGCGGCCGCGCCGCGCTCGGTCAGCGTGGCGGCCTCGGCATCGAGCACGACCAGCCCTTGCTCGTCCAGCCACGCGCAGTCGGTGCGCACGCGATCGACCGAGGCCACATAGCCGACCAGGTCGGCACGCTCGCGCAAGGCGCGCACGGGCAGCTTGTAGCCCGGCGATACCAGCAGCGCGGCCAGCAGCACCTGGCGGCGGTCTTCTTCGACAATCCGTTCAGCGTGGTTCATTGCATTCCCTTCTGGGCGATCTGGTTGAGGATCAGGCGCAGCGTGTCGCCCTGGCCTTTGACCTCGCCGAGCAGCGTGGCCAGGGTGCGGGCGGTTTCGTTCTGCTTTTCGTAGAGCTTGCTGAGGTCGTCGTGCGTGGGTGCCTTGCTGACAATGCCCTCCAGGCGGGCAATGCGACTGGCGTGATCTGCCATGCGGGTGTCGAAGTCGGCGTCCAGCCCGTCCAGGCGGCGAGCAATCGCGGCGCCTTGCGCGGCCTCGGTGGCACGGTGTGCCGCAAGCTGGTCGGCCAGCATGGCGCCGTACTGCTGCAAGAAGGTGCGGCCCATGGCCCATGCGCCGGCGATGAGGGCGCTGGCAATGCCCGCCAGCAGGGCAACGGTGAAGTAGTTGATTTCAATGATCACGGGTGTACGTCCGGGGCGTGGGGGTCGATGTGCCAGTCAATCAGGGCATTGAGGCGCTGGGCGCACTGGGCGTATTGGGCATAGGCGGTATTGGCCCAGCGGGTGACGTCGGTGTCGCTGGCGACGGCGTCGTCGGGTGAGTCGGCGACATTGATGTCGCCGACTTGAGGGCGGGTGCGCTGCGAGGCAGCGGCGGCAGGCTCGGAGGCATACGCTGCAGCAGGCTGGCCGGTGGTCTTGGCAGCGGGCTGGGGTCCGGCAGCGGCACGGTCGAGCAGGCCGAGAGCATCAGCGCCAAGGCAAGCGCGGCCAGTGGTGACGCGGGCAATTTCATGGTCGAGGCGGTCCTGTAGGGCAAGGGTGGCGGCGTGGGCCTGGTGAAGGTCGCGCGTGAGCTGGTCGCCGCGCGCAAGGGCTGCCTGCAGGCGTGCGACGGACTGCAGGGCGGCCGTGAGGCGCGCGTTGGCGTGCTGCTCGCGCAGTTGGGCGAGCGCCTTGTCCTTCACGGCAGCCGTTACTGCAGCACCCGCCACCACGCCCAGCAGCAGCGCAGTAACGGCGACGAGCCACGGTGGGATGAGGCGCAGCGGCATCATTGCGGCGCCCCCATGCACTGGTGGTATTCCGCCTTGCGGCGGGTGACGAGGCCGGGTTCGACCTTGCCGCCGGCGTAGGTCCATCGCAGGATTTGTGCACACGCGCCGGGGTAGTCGGGGGGCACGGCTTTGAGCCGCTTCACCAGCGTGGAGCCGCAAAAAGCCGGCGTGCCAATGTTGTAGGCGAGCGAGACATAGGCATCGAATTCATGCTGGGCCAAGGGCACGTCACCGATGCAGGCGGCCACCTCGCGCGCGAAGGCGTCAGCCTCGACCGCCAGCCGTTGCACGGCACGTACCGGGTCGGTGCGCTGGCCCATGCGCACCCCGGCGGTGGTGCCAAAGCCAAGCGTGGCCACGCCCACGCTGTCGCGGTAGGCGTGCTCTCGATAGCCCTCGTAGCCGGCCAGGGTGCCGACTAGCAAGGCGGATGCGGTGAGCCCGATCGCGGCCTTACGCACGCCGCGCCCCCCAGCACGACGGCACCAGGGGGCAGCCGAAGTGCGGCGACACGTAGTGCCCCACGGGCAGCTTGGCGCAGCGCCCGAACCCAGACGCCGCGGCCAGCCTGTCATTGGCTGGCCGGGTGAAGTGGGTGCAGACTCCGCAGGTTTGGCGACCGGATTTCATGGCCGCATGATGCGGCCGGGATACGCACGGCCAGAGCGGGAAATGCTTCCGGGGGGAAGCACTACGCCCCGCGCGAGGCGCCGGGCTTACTTCACTTGCAGCATTCCGGTGACATTGCCGTCAGCGTCGAGCGTAAAAACGGCTTGCTCAACGACATAGCCACCGAAACTGTTTTTCGCACGGTACGAGAGTCCAACCGTGTAGTTGCCACAGCCCTTTTTCACCGGCGTCCATTCGACGGCCTTGAACGAGTCAGGGTCTTTGAGGTTGCGTTTCAGGTAGCGCTCGACGGCATGCACGCTACCGTCCCAAGGAGAGTTTTCGACGGGCAGCTTTCCAGCAAACATTTGTTCGCAGTTTGTGGCCTGGTCGGCCGCGGCCTGCCGTTTGAGGCGGCGGCGTACAAGCTCTTCGCCAACGGTTCCGGGCCGTGGGCAAGGTTCGGCCAGGCGCACCTCTTTGCGGTCAATCACGCACGTGTAGTCCTGGGCCTGGGCGGGGGTCGCAGCCGTGAGTGCAAGTGCCGCGAGTGCAATCTGCATCATGACAATCCCTTTGATCTATGTTGTTGGCCTAATTCTGCCTCAGAACAACCCCATCTGCCCGCCCATCTCCAGCACGGCCCCCGCGCCGTCGTCCGGGCGCTTGAGCACCATGCTGACCCAGCGTGTGGTGACGCCGAATTCCAGCGCGATGTCTTCGAGCGTGGCGCCGGCGTCGCAGCGGGCGCGCATGGCGCGCATCTTGGCGCGGGCGATGGCGGTTTTGCAGTTGGGAATGTTGAGGATGTCGTCGCCGTACTCGGCCACGATGCGCTCGGCGCCGCGCATGCCGACCAGTTCGGCCAGGCGCTCGAACCGTGCGGCGCCGGCGGGGTTGTTGTTGGCACCCTTGGGCACCGGGAAGGGGATGCCGCCCAGCTCGCGGATCAGCGCTTCGGCCTTGGCCCAGCCGACGAGGCGCACCAGGTCGCGCGCGGTGGCGGGCAGGTCGCTTTCGAGGATGGGGGGCGCAGGCTTACGGGCCATGTCTCAAGGCACCCGTTTGGCCTGTTCGTGGCGCAGCGTGGTGGCCAGTGCAGCGACAACTTTATTCAGATCGTCCGGGTCGCAAAAGTCCAGGCTGGTGCGCTTGCAGACCCGGCGCGCCACACCGTCGGCGTAGGACAGCGGTTTCACGTCGCCGGTGACGCGGTGCAGCTCGGCCAGCAAGGCGTCCACCTTGCTCAGCAGCGGCGCGCGGTCCGCTGCCGGCGTGACGCGCTTGCGCCCGGCATAGCCCGCCTTGCCGCGGTTGAGGTGGTCCAGGATGTCGCCCAGCTGCTGCAGGGTGCAGTCGGCCATGCTTGCGCAGCCGGTGACCTGGCGCACGATGGCGCGGCGGGCTTCATCATCCAGCCCCGCGGCCTTGCAGGCGGCGAAGATGGCGCGCCGGCGCAGCGCCAGGCGTTGGGCGGGGGTTTGGCGGGCGGTCATAGGGTCATTCCTCATCAACAGGTATCAGCCACAGCAAGGCGCGATGCAGCAGGTCGGCGACGGGTTCGGAGATTCGATGCAGCACGGCGGGCTCCTGCGTGGATGCGTTACCAA